TCGCTCCCGTTGCCATCGTGACATGGCGCGCCGCCTACGCGGTACGGGATTAGAGCTACCACCCGCGGCGGTTTATCTGCTCTCTACGGCGTAGCACATTGGCGTGGTTACGGTGCCACCGCTCCGCGCGTGTTGGTCTACTGTCAAGATATACGCGCAATATGTACGCGCCCCATAGCGGGAATGATAAGCAGATAGCCGCGCCCGCGATACCTACGGTGTCTAGTGTTGTCATCGTGTTAGCTCCTTGTCAGTGTGTCGCCAGTGTTGGATAGTTGTTAGCTCTTGGATGCATTGCCCGCAAGGTGTCGCGGTATGTTGCCGCATAAATTCGCGTAAACGCTCTACACATTGCGCGTATCGTTGCGCGTTCGGTTCGTCTCCGTCTATTTTCGGGTGGCAATATTCGCCCGCGATAGCCCCGCATTTAGGGCATGAGATGTTTAAATACTTGTAATGGTTCACGGTCACCCCTCCTATATCGCCCGTACGAATTCAGATTTGCCGATTAGCGCCCTAGCTTTACCCTTAGCGGATAGGTCAACCCATACGCCGCGCTCATCGTAGCGGTTGTCTGTAATGTCACCATCTAACACGGGTAAACCCATAAACGATTTAGGCGGCGGCGTGTTCTTCTTGCGTGTTGTGACGATGGCGGCGGTACCGCCACGGGCAACGAATGCGCGAACCTTGGTCATATCGCTTAATTCGTTTACCGAATATATCGCGCGATAATGGGCGGCTACCATACCCCACCCGTTAAGCACCGCGGCATTCTTGGTGTAATCGTAGAAGAAGACATTAGGGAATAGCTCCCCGTCTACTAATTCGGGTAGGATTCGGTAGTAGCGTAGGTCACTATTAACGTTGAGCCGAACTAGCACCCGCTCATATTTGGCGGCAAGCCCGCGCAATTCGTGAGCCAGTAGCCGCGTGAATTCTTCGGGGTGCTCATATAGGAATAATGTTTTCACATTCCGCCCGCGTTGCGTGTTCGCGTATCGCCCATTCCCGTTGTCAAGTACACACACACTGGCACACTCTCCGCGCCAAGGGCATGTCTCTATGCCCGCTACCGCGGCGTGTTGAATGGTGAGCCCTACCGTGAATTGCTCACTCTTGCCTAGCTTGGCTTGGCTTGCGGGATAGGTGAATAGTTTCGGGGCGTCATATTTAAAGCCGTGACTCTCGCGGAATGTTGCCCAAGCTACCCGCGCCGCTTTCAATGATTCGCCGCTAGTGTCATGTAATGCCCGCGACATGTCCGCCGCGCGTGACTCTAGAGCTACCGATAGATTCGGCACCCGCTTACTTATTGTTACTGTCTGCATGTATTCCCCTTGTTAGTTGTGTGTCTTACTGTACTACATATTACTAGCTTTATAGTCCCTAGTTGCGATTGAACGCCACGCCCGAAGCGGTAGGGGTACCCGATTAAAGCCCGCAAGCCCCTAGAAAAGTATCGCGGTTAAATCTTGGATTATTTGCCTGTAGTTTCGTTGCCAATTCATAAGCTACGCCCGCCACCGCGCCCGCTTCAAATTGTCGCCCGCGTTCGTTCGCTTCGCGGTTATGTCTTGCGAGAGTGTCCGCGATTAGTTGGTAGTCTTTGCGTGTCATTAGTTGCCCCTAGTCTCTAGTAGTTGTTTTGCATTGCTCAATAGCTCACGCGGTGTACCGCCTATCTCGCGGCAAATAGCTTCTATTCTGTCTGCCGCGGCGTAAGCCTGTAAACGGTTACATTCTCCCCGCAACAAGTAGAGCCCTAGCTCTAGTGCTTCGTTGCTTAGTGTCTGTACCCTGTCCATTAGTTGCCCCTCTTCAGTGTGTCACGCTCTGCCATATGGTTAGTGATTAACACGATGACCGCTTTATTATTTGCTATTTGTAGCTCTGATAGCTCTCGCGCATGGCGTGCTTTCATCTCTACCCAACGCGCGGAGGGTGTATCTTCCACCCCTTGCCACTCTTGCTTGCTCATATATTCCCCTTATGTGTAGTAGTTATCTTTACTAGCTCTATTTAATCACATATGTGATACAAATACTCTCTCATTCGTAGAAAACTTTTCATATATCCGTTATATATCACTCAACACAAAACAAGATACCAACACGGTAAACCATCACACACACAGATAACCCCACAAGTTACCAACAAGTAACCTACCCACAAGTAACTAGGCGCCCCTGTCCGCTCTCTACTTGTATCGTACTTGTATACCTAGGTGGGGGGTAGCCCTGTGAGCTTTTCGGCTAGGTGGGGTAGGGGCGGGTGTCTGCCTGTCCGTCATGCGGACGCCTGTCCGCCCGTACACCTGTCCGCGCCTGCCTGCCTGTGTGATATATCACCAACTGGGGGTCTGCCGAGCCACTGGGGTAGGGGTAGGGGTAGGTTATCGTTTCGAGATGTTTTCACTCTTTTGGCTAGTTGAGCAGAGTGTTATTTAGCACTAAATTTGGTGTGAGAGCTAGGTTCTGTCATACGGTTGGGGAGGGCGCAAAGAAAAGGATGCCCACAACTTGGAGACTCGCCACATGACCCTCACCTTCCTTCCTTGCCAGCAAGCCCGTTAGGGCGCGCTAGTAACCCTGCCGTTGGCTGCAACCCCACAACAGGCAGTACGTTGCTCTCCCCCACAGTTCCCGTCCCCACGGAAGGTCGCCGTAGCATATTTCAGCCGACACCTTGATTCGATGATATACCGTTCATCACGCTGCTCTCCTATTTCAAAGAATAGAAGTCAACCCAGGTTCCCCTGTTTACGCCCCGCCACATGCAACCGTGGTACAGCCAATGCTTGCATCGCTATCATCCCGACAGTGACGACTTGTGAAGTTGAACAAGACAATAGCATCTTTATGTTATTCTTGCAACATGCCAAAAAAGAAAATGACAGAACCAAACCCAACACCAAACAAAGTTGACTGGAACGGTTCGTTGGCAGATTTCAAAAACGTTACCGTAAATAACAAACCTACAGCTACCGTGGGGAACGTTAAACCTGGTGGCACCAAAGTATCTACCCCAAACACTGGCGTATCCAAAGGCATGTTTGCTGGAAGCGGAACACCACTTGGAACCTCAATCGCAGGCTCAAATCTTTCAGCAAAAAACGTTGCTAATACGTTGCTAACCGCAATTGCCGTAGGTTCTGCCGCAAAAGCAGCAACTGGATTTAAAATAGTACGTTCAGTACCAGAAGCCGTAAAATCTGTACAACGAGAACTATCATCTGAACTCAAATCCCAATCAACTAAGGGAATGTCAAAAACTCAAAAGCAAGGATTCGGTGAAGCCAGCAGCGAATTGCTCCCTTCCGAATCATCAAGATTGACACAATATGATATGCGCAACCAAATTTCTGAACTTATGCGAACAAGCAAAGGTCCTTTGAAGATTGTAAAAAAGAAATAACCATGGCACCTAAACCTAAAAAATCTCAACCTGCCCCGCCCAGCATTCAAGGTGTTGATTGGAATAGTTCTTTAGCAGATTTCAAACAAGCAACAGTATCAAGTGTAAAACCTGGCGGCACAAAAATGCCAACCCCAAACAAACCAGCAGACACAGGCATGTTCGCAGGTTCCAGCACTCCACTAGGGACATCTATTGCAGGGTCAAAACTTTCTAAAGGAAACATAGCCAGTACTACAGTAAGCGCAATCATGCTGGGCGGCGGAGCAGGACCACTCCCAGGTATTACATCAAAAGTAACTAGCGCAGTCAACACAAAAGCTTCATCATTAGGAGTTTCGGCAGGCGTTGACTATCTTGGCGGTGCAATGAACAAAATTGGTAGCACGCTTCCGTCTGTTGGTGGACAAATCAAACAAACCGCAGGAACCATCTACACCCAATTTGGTGCAACCCCAGGGAAAGAAGCATTTATCCAAATGCCATTCCGCACAACAAATCAAGTAGCTGGAACAATTAAAGGCATGATTACAAAAGAATCCAATGTTGCCTCAAAAATTGCTAACTACTCTGCAGAATCAGCTAAACAAGGAATCAAAACAGGTGCAAAAGTAGGTGCAGCAGCAGCAGGAACCGCTGGCACAGCAATTGGTTTTCTTCTCGGTAAAAACAAAAAGAACAAGTAGTCTTATCCCGCATGGGAACCAAACGTAAAGTCGCACCAGAAGACAAAGCCAGATTCTTCGCAGCCATAGCAGCAGGCTCATCAATCACCGAAGCGTCACGCATCGCAGGCGTACACATCAACACAGGCTCCAACTGGTTAGCCAAATCCAAAGCAGCCAAAGCAAAACTAGACCAAGCCGTACTAGAAGCCACCCGCGTCCGCGGCAAAAGCGGCGGTGTACAACACAAACAATACGAACAAGACCTCGACGAAGCCACCAACCTGCCCCCAGCCATCCCACTAGGACGACTCTGCCCAGAAGCACAACGAGGTTTAGAAGACTTCGACTTCTTCCGCAAATATTACCTAGGTCGTGTCCCCTCCCCATGGCAAGTAGAAGCCGCAGTCACCCTAGTAGAACTATTAGAACACCCCGAAAAAGAATTCGTAGTACTCAACGTCCCACCAGGCGCAGGCAAATCCACCCTATTCCACGATGTTGCCGTATGGGCAATCGTACGCAACCGCTCAATCCGCGTCATGATTGGCTCAATCTCCCAAGCCATGGCAAAACAATACTCACGACGCATCCGTGAAACCCTCGAACGCCCACAACCAATCCACCCAGACCCAGAAATAGTCAAAAAAGGACTAGCAGTAGACGCAATCGGCTGCCTATCCATCGACTACGGCAGGTTCAAACCCTCCGACAAAGGCGCACTATGG